ACGACGTGTGCCTGCTGGAGCAAACCAAGGGTAAGAAACATTATCACTTAGTGCAATAGTCTTAAGCATCATATGGCTAGCTGGAACAACAGCGTTGGTACCGCCTAGGTCTGTAGTAAATCCGTTTGGATAAAACACAGCCATGTACTCGTCATAGGTAACAATACCGTCGTCACCGTTGTCTGTTACTAGATTAGCGTTGGTACCCCAATTTGTTAAACTTGTTGCATCGCTAGGCAAGCGTAATGGAGTATCACCAACTACGAATGCTGTTAGTCCACGATCAATATTTAGACCAACTAAGTTCTGCAATACTTCTGGATATCCAGGAGCAGAAATTAAGTTAAAGTTTCTACGCTCTTCGTCACGGATTTCTTGACTTGTGTCAACAACACTCTTCAATGCTGATACAACAACTTTACGTTGTGCCTTGCGACCAAAGCTGCCTGATCCGTCTTCGTTGTTAGCAGAAGCTGTAGTCCAACGATCAGTTGCATAGGTGCTCATACTTACATCACCTAATCTTCCGTTGTCTGCGGCTGTGTCAATATAGTTGTTACGATATTGCTTAACGTTGCCACCTGAGCGGCGTAGATTCCATAACAACATACCTTTTGGATATAGTGCAGGATCTGGTGCATCAAAGTCTAAGAAGTTGCTGGTTAGCAAATCTTTAATTGCTGTTAATGCTGTTGGCTTTACATTACCTGCATTGCCCCAACGAGCATCTGCAAATAACACGCCTTCTTCAGTAACTTGATCAGTTTTATCTAACTGTGACCACTCTAAGGTGCTGCCGTTCCAACGATATATTGTTGGGAAGTTTTCTAAATCAGCTGTGCTGATCCATAGATCGCCGTCAACTAGTGCAGTACCGTCACTTTGCAATGTTGGTGCTGTAGCAGTTACTTGTGGACCGTTTGAGTCAGTGTTGGCATAAGCAGCATTGTAGTTTTGATATCCTACCCAGGTTGTTCCGTTATGAATCATAACGTCAACATCGCTGTAATCAGGAGTGAACCATAACTGACCGTCTGCTGGCTCGTTAGTAGGAGCATCGCCGGATGCTGTAAATTCATCAACAGCAAATGGACGGAAGTTAGATGCTAGGTAACCGTTTGGTGTTGTAGCTGGTAAGCTATAAAAGTTATCAGTTCCTGCACCAGTGTCGAGATTGTATGCAGTAAACATTGCGCTAACTGGGCTACCAGTACCGTCTACTAGTCTAAAATCACCGCCTAGTTTGTGATAGATCTGCACTTCGTTGCTAGATGTAACTGCTGCTTCGATATTTGTAAATCCAGCTGCGTTAATTTTACCTGCAATCAAGTTTGCATCTGCAGATGTACCTAACGCTGTAAAGCTGATAGTCTTTGCTGCATCAAGAGCTATTTGACCTTTTAGTGATTCAGCAATAGTAAATGTTTTTGCGCCAGCAGCTACAGTAGATGTAATTGCTGTTGAAGTGATTATAGTATTTCCAGTAGAAATTCTACGCCACATTCTAAATGTTGCAGTTGCTGGTGTTGTATCGTAATCAGCGTGTTCGTCACTGTTTGACTGAACAACTAGTGTGTCTACTGAAAGATTTGCGCCGCCGCCACTGCGATCTAGATAATACAAAGCTGCGTTGGTTGTTGCATAAATTGGTGCTTCATATGAAACCCAAGTGTCTGAAGCAGCATTCCACTTCTTAACTCTCCAACGTGCGCCATTGTTTGGCTCAGTGGTCTTAATCCAGACTGATCCAGTTGGGCGTGAACTTGTATCTGTAGATTTCCATTCAGGAACTTGTGTATGTGGAGTTTGCTGTAGTGCTGGACCGTAATAAACTTTGGTCTCTAGTCCTAATTCTGTTAGGCTTGCAGTACCTGGAGCAATTGTAATAGCGTTAGCTAGGGTTGAATCGCCAGTGGTTTCTGTAGCACCGTTAGAATACAAATATAATTTGCTGTTTAATGCTTTGGCTGTTACCCCAGTAATGTTTAGACCATTAATTGTAGCAACTAGGTTTGTTAATGTATGACCATTGCTGATAGTAACCAGTGTGCCGTTGATAAGGAAATTACCAGCAGTTAGAGTTGATACAGAAATTGTACCGCCTACCACTGTTGGGTGACTTGCTGTCCATTCTTGACTTCCTACCACTACCCATTGTCCAGCTGCAACACCTGCTTGCGTATTGCCTGCAGATTTGTAATAAACTCTAGCTGTTTCAGCGCCAGCAGTAAATGATCCGTTACCAGTTACAGTTTCAAATACTACTACATAGTCGCCAATTGATCCAACTGAATCTTTTGGTGCGCCGCCTACTGCTGTTAATTTTGCAGTGTCAGAATCTGTTAGTATTGTTGGATTTTTTGCAGCAAACTTTTGTCCGCCTGTGGTGCTAATTGCAGCACCGTTCCACTCTTGGATACCAAATGCTGATGCTTGTGTGTCAACCCACCAAGCACCATTGCTAGGATTCGCACCTGGAATGTCTGTGCTGCCTTCTAGTTGGTTTAGGTCAACGTCTGCTCTCACTATGAAAGCAGCATTGGAAACTCCTAGCAAACTATATGCTGCTAGAAGACCGTATTCGTTTCTTTCACCGCCATGGATAGGACTAGCAGAAGCTGTCTTCTCAAAGAACGGTACGCCAAAAAGATCTAATAAATCTTTCTGACTTGTTAGCTTAAATGCCTTGCCGGCATTAGCCTGTGTAGTTGCAGTGGCAGTTCCTGTGCCGGCTGAATTTACTTTGTTTTGCGCTGTTGCCACTACGATAAGAGGAGTAGTCCCAGGCTCAGCTGGTGTGTAAAAACTCTCGTCAATTACCGTAACTTGTACGCCTGGTGATGTTAGTGCCATTCCCTAATCTCCTGGTAATAGTTGCTCATAGTATTTAGCACCACTTAATGATTTCGGCCTGTTATGACATTAGAAAAAAGGGGTTGAAAAGGTGTAAATAACTTTATGAGACCACTTTGTAGATGCGGGCAACGACCCCGAGCTGTTAACTACCATAAAGACGGCCAAGTTTATTATCGAAAGCTCTGTGAAATGTGCTTAGCCAACGGTATGTATCACGGAATTCCTCGATGGCAGCGAGCCGGATATAAAATAAAATCACAATGTGAAAAGTGCGGACACAAAAGCCCGCACTCGGAAGTGTTTAGAGTATTTCACATAGACGGCAATCTTGATAACTGCCGCCCTACTAACTTAAAATCTGTGTGTTGTAACTGTGCGCAAATACTAGGCAAAGAAGGCATTGCCTGGCGGCAGGGCGATCTCGTTGCTGATTATTGATGCTGCTTGGTTATACAATTCATCAATGGTTCCGTTGTTGTCAACTATAGCATCAAACTCTGTACCAACCCAAGCTGTTTCGCTAGCGTGAATTTTACGCATTTTTAATTCTTGTATAGCTCGATTGTGCCCATTGTTTGCATCTATAGCAATGTCGTACCAATCTGGTAACTGCCCTCTTTGCACCCAGATAATCTGGCCGCCTGCGTTGCGAATACTTTGTATTTCGTTAGGGAATCGGCAATCACTGACCACTACATTATCTTTACTATTACGAATTTTATTTTCTAGGCTAGCGATCCAGATATCGTCGTGGAATCCTTTACGACATACTTCTGTCCCCCAGTACTGTAGTACCCATCGAGGAGTAAGAGTGGGCATATCAAGACGTTCTGCCCACCAAGGATCTACCTGCTCTCGCCACTCTCGGGCTTCTTTGGTACGACCCTCTAGCATAGTCCTGTCCCAACCGAATACTGCGCTCACAGCATCTTTGAGAGTGCTGGCAAATGATTCTCTTCTAAACTCGTGGAAGTTGACTAGATAGTCAGCAACAGTATCCTTTCCGCTGCCGATAAAACCGCAAATACCTATAATCATAATTGTCTCCTGATACAACAATTATATTATAGATTTATTAAAAAGTCAAAGGAATTTAACCAATTATCCAACCCCAACCCTGTGTAGTAATACCAGTCTTGAGATCTTCAGTTAGTTTGTCGATGTCTGCTTGCCCTTCGGATTTCATAGCTGCGCCGTTTAGGCTGCTACCGCCCCCTGGCCCTGCGATTTGAGCAAACTTTTCACGGGCTTGGCCAAGCATTATTTTACAACTTGCTAGACTGTAATCTTTGATCCACTGTCCAGCGTAGACATCGTCAATTATGGTAATGTCAGGTCTAGTGTTATAAACTTGTAGCATAACACTTTCCTCGGTTCTTGGACGTTGTTGAATCACTAATTTACGAGTGGATGGATTCCAATTAAAGTTAATAAATGATCCAAACATCTTGCCCACTAGTTCTTGATACTGTGCAAACAACTCGTATGTGAGTAAACCGCCCATGTTGGTTGAGCTCAACAAATAGGTGTTTGAGTAGGCCAAGTTAAATGGTTCAAATACTGTGCCGCCCTGGCCGCCACCAGTTCTTGATCCAATGCTTCTTCTATAAATTTGTCGTACTTGCTGTATTTCTTGGGGCAGTATATATTCGTTTTGATCTACTAATAGATTCAAAAATACATAGCTTTCCTCAACAGCATTATCGGAACGTTGACGGAACACCGCTAACGATCGATTTAACGCTGTTTCGTAGTGTATTGGATCTAATTCAATATCGATCATTCCGTCACCTAGCATAGTGCGGCAGTAATCGTAGACTTTTTGTCGGGCTTGGTCGTTTGTACTCATACTACTATTTATTGCTGCGGTAAATATATGACTATGCCAAGACTCAGCTTATACCGTCCCCAAAAGGGCAATGATTACAAATTCATCGATAAAACCATCTGGGAAATGTTTCAGGTTGGCGGAACCGATGTTTTAGTACACAAATACATTGGTCCAGGAAGTTCAGAAACTACAACTCCTGCTACTCCAGCTTACAACATTGCTAACGAAACTCAAATACAAGATTTGTTATTTTTAGAGAATAGAGATAGAAAATACGATCCCGATGTGTATGTACTTCGCGGGGTATATAATATCCAAGACACTGACTTTAATCTTAGTCAGTTTGGACTATTCCTGCAAAACGATACAGTTTTTATTACCTTTCATATTAATGATACTGTGGAAAAAGTTGGTCGTAAAATCATTGCCGGTGATGTCATTGAATTACCACATTTAAAAGATGATCATGCTCTCAACGATTTAAGTTTTGCTTTGAAACGTTTTTATGTTATTGAAGAAGTAACTCGTGCAGCAGAAGGATTCTCAGTGACTTGGTATCCGCACTTATATCGTGCAAAGTGCAAACCACTAGTTGATAGTCAGGAATTCAAAGACATCCTCGACGGGTCGGCAGGTGAAGGCAGTGACCAAAGTCTGCGCGATATTATGTCAACATACGAAAAAGAAATGCAGATTACTCAAGCAGTTCTTGATCAAGCCGAAGCTGATGCTCCTATGAGCGGCTACGATATTAGCAAGTTTTATACCATTCAGAAAGATGCTGACGGCAATGTTGAATTAGTAACTGCTGACAGTGATCAAGAAATTTTAATACCTAGCACTGATCCTAACGGAAATGCTATCTATGATGACCAAGGCGAAGTAGTCTATATGAGTGTTACTGCAGATACTATTTTTCAGAATCCCGAGCACAACGATTACATTGGCTACATAACCGATGACGGACGTCCGCCAAATGGTGCTAGATTTACTTCAGGTATATCGTTTCCAATCAACGGGATTGAAGGACAATACTGTCTTCGAACTGACTACTTACCAAACAGATTGTTTAGGTATAACGGCAATAGGTGGGTTAAGATGGAAGACGTCAAACGTATGACCATGAGCAATCTTGGCGAAAGTGATGTTGGTCTAGGAGATACTTTTGCAGGTAAACAAGCTCGTCAGACTCAGAAAACCAGTTTTATTAACAACGAAACAACCGCAGAAATTAACGGTCACACAGTTAAAGAAAAACAAAGCCTATCCAAGGCACTTAGACCACAGGCGGACGAATAATGGATTATTTTTATGACGGGCAAATAAGAAGATATGTCACACAGTTCATGCGTGTGTTTATAGGTTTCAAATACAAGACCGGTGGCACTACTCCTGAAGAACGTCACGTGCCTGTGCTGTACGGAGACTTGACTAGACAAGTTGCTAGTATCATTAAAGATAATTCTGAAAACAAAATGCCATCAGTTCCAAGAATGGCCTGCTATATTACTGGGCTAGAAATGGATACTACACGGATCAGTGATGCTACCTTTACTAGCAAAGTAAACATTCGGGAAAGAAAATATACTAGAGACAACGAAACTGGATTGGTAGAATATCAGAATATCCAAGGTGGCAATTATACTGTAGAACGATTGATGCCAACTCCGTTTAAACTAACAATGAAGTGCGATTTATGGACCAGTAACACTGATCAAAAATTACAATTACTAGAACAAATTCTAGTATTGTTTAATCCTAGTTTAGAAATTCAAACCACTGACAACTACATTGACTGGACTAGTTTGAGTGTGTTAGATCTCAAGACCATTAATTTTAGTTCCAGATCAATACCCGCTGGAGCAGAATCAGAAATTGATATTTGTTCCATGGAGTTCGAAATGCCCATTTATATCACTCCACCTGCAAAAGTCAAGAGGTTGGGCATTGTTAAAAGTGTTATCAGCAACGTATTCACTGAGGAAGGCGATATTGTTAATCTAGAAGATTTAGTGTTTAACAGATCAGTTGGCAAGTTTGGTACGACTACAAATAGATTTAGAATCCTACTATTCAAGAGTCAAAACGGCCAACCGCACGATTATGACGTAACTTTGGTAAATCCTTCTCAGGCAGTCTTGGCACTAGGCTTGGACCAAAAAGAATATAAAAATGGCGATCCTGTAGATTGGAATGCAATTCTTGCGGTACAGGGCGGATATACAGCTGGTAGTCAAATGTTTTTTAAGCAACCAAGCGGTTACGATATGATCGGAACATTTTCTATCAATGCTGTAGATCCAACTGCGATTATTGTAAGTTTTGACCCAGACACCATCCCAACTAATACTTTAATCAATAGTTCAGTTAGTGGTGTTGCTGCAAGAGGCACAGTAGATGCTATTATTGATCCTTACAAATATAATCCTGTAGAAGTTTACGGATCACAAAGTTTAATACCACTTGGACTAAGATTTTTAATGCTGGATGATGTCAATGCTAGTCTAAACGTTGGTCAGACCTACGGTGAAACTCCGTACAATGAAGTATATGACGGCCCAGACGCTTGGAAAGATCTCAACGGCAACGATCCAATAATTGAAGCTAATTCAATCGTAGAATGGAATGGCACCACTTGGACCAAACTTTGGGATCCCGACACTGGCGCAAATCCTACCTATGTGCAAAATATAAGAACAGGAATACAATACCGCTGGGATGGAGAACAATGGTTTAAGAGTTTTGAAGGCGAATATGCGCCAGACTATTGGGGCTTTGTCCTAGATCCACAATAAGTAAAGGTATGCAACAGCGTGCCGGATTACTATTCTTAGCTAAAAATACCAACAGGGTACTTCTAATTCTTGACAATCAAAGTTGGACTGTGCCTACATTTGCCCGAACATCTTCAGTATTAGAGGATTCAAAATCTCTAATGGATACGTTTGCTCACGGCAGAATTGTACCTATTGAACTTTATCTTTCAGAGGATCGAGGGTTTGAATATGGAACTTATATCTGTTTGGTTGATAACGAATTTTTAACCACTGCTGCAAATACCATATGTTGGAGTAGTTTAAAAGAACTGCCAAAAAGTCTGCACATAGGACTTAAGACAACATTAAATAATCAAACTATTAAAACTAAAATAGACACAATAATGGAGTTAGAAAATGCTACCGTCAGTACAACAATCTGAAAGATTTCAAACAGAATTAACTAGATATACCACTGCGTTGAATCAAATGTCTGATGGTTCTGTTAAAACAGAATTACAGGGATTGGTTAATAAACTTGTTGGTGAAGTTAGATTGCTAGACAGTAATCACAGCGAAATGATTATGAATCGCCAGCTTGCAGCAATGTCTCCCGACCTCAAGGAAAACATTACCCAAACTAGAAAACGCATTCAAACCATGGTTCGAGATTGGGAAGAAGCGCAAAAGGCTTAAGCCTGCGCTTCACCCCAACGTAGAATCAAGTTAGCTGTAGTAGCAGTTCCTGCTACTTTATAAACGTTGATGGCTAACACGTCTGGACCATTCGGAAACGTACCGCGTCCGCCAATACTTGTAGTTCCCAATTCTTTAAGTTGATTTAAATCTAACGCTGTACTTTCACCCGGGTTCGCAACAAACGAAAATACAGTTTCGCCCGGTAATGCATAAGGCGGTTGACCAAATTTAAACGTTATTGTTCCGCCACCCGACACACTGGTGTTTGAACTCTGCGTGAATGATACAGCATAGTAACTAGTTACACCAAAAGTCAGTGGACCAGTCACTGTTGACACACGAGTGTTGGCTGGGAATTTAACGTCGCTGACCTCAGTGTTGGTTGTTGCTCCGCTAGATACCCAAGACGCTGATGTAAAATACAGTGTAGATGTAATAGTAGCTGAATTACCGCCTAGGTTAAGAGTCACGTTAGCATTGGCGTTAACTGCTGATGTACAAGGCGAGCTTGTATTAAGTTGGTAGTAGTTAATACCAGAGAAGTTAAACGGTCCAGCTATTGACGTAATTCTAGTATTTGCCGGATACTTGGCATCATTAATAACCACGCCAGTTAGCGGTGAGTTAAAAGCACTCGGTGGCACAAATGCTCCAGATGCCTGCCAGCTGGCCTGCGTTACGTAGATAAATGTTGAACCAGCTCCTCGATTAAACGCTCCGTTGTTAGGCACAGTGACTGTGTTGGTCATTGTTGTAGTTGTAGTGCCGTTGGTAGTAGTTGATACACCACCACCGTTCCAGTTTACAGAACCACCAGGAGCAATTTGTGCAAAACTTGGTTGTCCACCTGCAGATAATGCTGATAGTCCGCCCCAAGTAATATCACTAGGGTTGAGTGGATAGTTCTGAGGATTTAACACTCCCTCAATAACAATACCCGAGCTGCCACTGGTCATGGGGTCTGACGTAATTGCAATAGAGGTTAATAATAATTGCGCACGGTTTAATAATTCACGTTCGCCTAGGTCGCCGGTAACTGCATTTGACACACTCGGAGCCAATCTAATCAAGAACACAGTCTTTTTAGTTGTATCAATTGAGTTACCTGTAGAAGCGTATGAGAAAATGTATCCTCGATCACTGTCAAAGTTTCCGTCAATCAAATACGCTGAACCCCAGTGGCTAATAATTGGACTTGTAGTATTGGAAATTAACACAACTCCTGCTCTATCTAAGTGGCTTGCGGCCGCACCTGCGGTATAGGTTCTAGTTGCACCTGCGGCAAAATTAGTCAATGTTGCTGATCTAGTGCAGCCTGTTAGCTGATTGGTTGCATTATTTTTTCCAGAGAAGCTGATAATTTCATTATCTACAAATACAACACCGCTAGTTGGAAAGTCGTAAGCATCTTGAACAGTAATAGTATTTTGTAATGATGTAATTGCTCCAGATAATCTGCTGCGAGCTCCTTCATTTAACACTTCGTATCGAACAGGCAAGTTACCAGTACGCATATATGCTTCGGTGTTTAAGTTATTTCCTTTTAATCTATGACAGAACGTATAGTTACCTTCAGGTCCTCTTAGCATCCAGTCAATAAAACCAGCACCGTACCAGCTAAACTGAATACCGATCATCTGCATTTTTGTTATGTCAATTCTATAACCAGAAGGTCCAGTGCCGTCACATTTATCCAAGTTCCATTCGCTTTGTGGAATGATTAAATCTTGTACCTTACAAACCTTAACCCCAGAAACGGAGTTCACGCCGCGCCAGTCGGGTGTAACAGTCATTGTAGTGTCATCTGCAATATTAGCCACTACGTGAGTCATACCACGGATAACAATTCTATCCCCTTCTTGTAATTGGTCACGGAATCTAGTGTTAGTTCCTGTGACAGTATTGGCATTTACTGTAAGTGCCACAGTTCCAGCAATTTGAAACGTTGACGTTCTACGGCCAACTGCTAGTTCTTTACCATCATACTGATAGAAAATACCGTTTTGATCGTCGAAGGGTCCTGAGCGAACAACAGCACCGTGCCATCTTACCAAAGCCATTTGTGCTTGAGATGCTAGAGTAGCAGTTGTGGATCCTAGCTGTACTCCTGCAACAACTCGAAAGGTACGTTCGTCAACAATTTCGTTAACTGTGTAATCACCGTTATATCCTGTGGTATCAATGCCGCTGAGTCTAATAGTTGCGCCAGCTTGAACACCGTGATCAACGTCATCAGTTACTACACTAATAATTGCTCCAGATGCTGTTGAACTTGCTGTTACAGATCTTAGGTCAAAGCTCGGAGCAAACAATGCGCCAGTGTTGTACATTGCACCTTTACCAGATTGATAACGAATGTACTTTTTACTTTGACGAACTGCTTGACCGCCGTGTTGTGGTCCGCCAGTGCCTAACATAACTCCGCCGTCAAACGGTCTATGTGAAAAGAATGTGTCTGGTCTTGCATACACAATACCTTCTAGTGTTGTTCCAGTGTCGATGGTACCCGGAGCTCTAGCAATATATCGTATAGTTGTCGGGCTTACAATCTGCTCAACAAAGAAAGGACCACCTGCCAACGAATGATTAGCACCAGTCGATGATATGGCAATGTTTAATCCCATACCTGGAACAAATCCGTGGTTACTGGAAAATACTACCTGCAATGTAGCAATAGCACTATAGGTTATACTTGTAGCAGCAGGTACAGTTGCAGTAGTTACTTCTGACAATGAAATAGTTGCATATACTGGGATTTGATCTCCGCGCTGTACTGTGCCGCTAGCAGTTGGTAATTGTGTTAGTGTTCCACCAACTGGATGAGAAACTGTGAATATACAATCATGTACTCCGTCAGTGCCTTCAAAATTTGAACCAGTTACTCTAAATCTATTTCCAAAGAAATATCTTTGTGTTGAGCCAGAGCCATAACTGGTTACGTTATACACTCCGTTTTGTCGAACGATGGTCCACGTTGCGCCAGTTCCTCTAGAGCCACTGTTACCGGTACTTAGTTCTGTAAACGTTGCTGTGCCTACTCCTGACCCTTCAATGATTTGTGCTGATGTTACTCCGCCAGGTCCGTTGACTGCAAGCACAGTTAAGAATAAATCGTTGTCTGGAGTAGTGCCGCCAAGCTGATCACCTAATAAGCGTAGTGTATCACCTCTAACATATCCTGTTCCAGCAGCAAAGATAGAATCTAAACTATATCCACCGGCAGTTACTGAAACGTTTAATTGACATCCTGTGCCTGTTCCAGCTAGCGGTGTGGCCGATCCAATATAGGTATTTTCGTCACCCTTGTGTCCAACAGTTACTGAACCGTTTAAAATTAATCTAGTGCCTACAATGCTGCTAACTTCTCTTAACAGATTTGGCGAAGCTTCGTTTCCTACAGCCATACCCGCACTAAGGTCGTTGGTATCAACAACTTCAATTTCGGAAGTTCCAGCTGAATATGTAGTTTTTACATACTTGTAATCTACAATACCGTCCGAGTTTGATGG